GATGCCAGCGCAAAACTGGTGTTCCCGTTGTAGATACCGGAGTTGGTGGAACTGTTGGTCGTGATAATCAGGCCCGTTGCCGTGCCGGAAGCGTTTGCCAGGTTGAATACGTTGTTCTGGATGCTGATGTTGGTCAAAACCTTGCCGCTCGACAACGGAATCATCGCGCCCGCGTTCGTGGTCGGCGAGGTGTAGTAATTGCCCTCGATACGCACACGGTCCATCGTCAGGGTCGGCGTGAACAGGTTGACCGCGCCGGAAGTCGCCTGCAACAGAATGCGGTTGTTGGTCAGCGTAAAACCGTCAGCGAGGTTGTTGGTCGTGCCGAACGTCGCCATCGACAGGAAATTCAGCACCGATGACGTATCGCGGACTTCGCAGTTGTCCATCGCGAAGAAGTTTGCCGGATCATTGATCGTGCCGGACGCCACCGACTGCGTGTTCGGACCGCTCACGGTGTAGACGCCGACGCCGCCGGTCGTGCCGCTCAACTGGTTGATGACCGCGGTATTCTGCGTGAAACCGGTCAACGAACTGGTCAGCAAATCGCCGGGGTAAATCGTGCCGCTCGAAACCGCAGTCACCGTCATCGTATTGCCGGTGATCGACGCGGTAAACACCGCCGCTTGGAACGTGAACAAAGACGTGATGTTCGCGAAATTGGCGACGAACTGGCAGTTCTGGATGCTGATGTTGGAACCGGTGACGTTGATGGTCGAGGTCGCCGCCGTGCTTAACGTGAACTGCGGACGGTCAAGACCGGCGCCAAGGCCCACGATTGCCACGTCCGAGCACGACAGATACAACTGCGTCGCCGACGTAATCGTTTCCTGATGACCCGGCTTGATAATGACCACATCGCCTTTGCCCGGAGTGCATTGCGCCAACGCGCCTGCCAGTGTCGCAAACGGGCGCTGGAACGTGCCGCGGTTGGAATCGCTGCCCGCCACTTCGCCGGTCGCGCGCTCGGTGATGGTGCCACTGTACACCCAGAAGAAATTGCCCGGATTCGTCTGCAGGATCGGAACCCCACGAACGGTCAGGCCGGCGGCAAATCCACCGGGGAAATTGGTCAGACCAGGAATTGCAGGCATCGTGTTGCTCCTTCAAAGGGCGGGGGCATCGCTCCCCCGCAAAGCGTCATCGCATTAGCGCGCTAGGCGCTCCAGTTATTACGGTCCGTTGCTGCCCGCGATACCGCGCGGATCGGTGTTTCCGCACGAAAACCGCATGTAAGTCGAGGCTTTCAGGTTCTTGGTATCGTAGTCGTTGTCCTGCGTGAACTCCGGCTTGTCGCGCCAGAAGAACTGCATACCGTTCATCACGTTGGTCCGCACAAACCACGCGTGCGCGGCGGTGAGGTAGTGGTTCAGGTGGATGCCGTCGGGGAACGCGTTGGTCGCCTTCAGCGCATTGATGTCGTTGTTCGCGGTGCCTGACTGCAGAACCGATTTCAGAATGCGGTGCGCGTTGTACCATTCCTGACGCGGAACAATCAGGCTGCGCGGCATCACGTTGACGAACAGGCCGCGGTCGCTGGTGAAACCCATGATCTGCACGGCGATGTCTTCGAGTGCAGCTTCCGACAGGTCGGCGTCCGGCGAGAGGCGGTTGCTGAACGTGCCGCCGGTCGTGAACGGGTGCGCGGTCGAAATCAGGTTGACGCTATCCGCGTAGGTGTATGACGCGTTGAACGCGCGGTTGTAAGGCAGCGCCGCGGTGATTTCGATGGTCTGATTGATCGAAAACGCATTCGCTTTGATCCGACGCTGGCTCACCACTTCATAGAGGTTGTCTTTCATTTCCTCGTAGGTGACGATGTAACCCAGCGCGTAGGCGATGTGGTTGTAGCGCGAAACCGGACCCTGAACTTCCGAGTCAAACGACATCGCGGCACCTTCAGCCTTGACCGGCGCCAGACCGAAACCGGTGATCTGCACGTCTTCCTCATACGCTTTGTCGGAAGTCTCGACTTCGTAGAGTTGCGTGTACTCGACCGGATGTTCGGTGAAAATCTGACCCCAGAGAGCGTGTAGCCCCGGCCATAGTGTTTTTGGGTGGGATGCGGTATTGATTACGCCAGCGGGCATGGTGTTCTCCTTGTGCCGTCAAAAAGTGTCTGAATGGTCGCCAGTGTCCGATTACGGGCTGGTCGTCCCGCCAGAGAATTCGTGATTGTTGATGACCACTATCCATTTTTGGTTCGCCGTGAACGGCACGTTGTCCGGCGTCTGTTTGGCCGATAGGATTTTCAGGTTCAACGTATTGGTCGTGTTCACCGTGTTGTTGTCCAGATAAACCGGAGACACAGGGAAACTGGTTACGGTGCCGGTCCGCGTGCCCAAGTTGAAGTTCACGTTGCGGTTGATCGAAGTCGCGGTCAAGACCGAACCGACGCCGCCTTCCTGAATTTCAAAAAGAACATCGGGGTCGTCGCAGACAAGAACGTAATAGTTGGTCGGCTGCGCGCCGGCCGGACGATACATTTGTGCCAGATTCGTCATCGTGGCATACGGACCGCCGGGAAGCGTCGCGGGCGTTGCGCTACCGCCCGCGTCTGCCGTGCCGATACCCAGAATGACGCCGCGAACCGAGTTACCGGCTGATGCCAGCGTCACTGCCGGGATACCGTTGGAGTCGCCGTTGGCTGTGCCGATGGTCGTCACCGGATCGCCGATCCAGTAAGCGTTCGTGTCAGCCGCAAGGATGACATACATCCGCGCGCCGCCATTCCACGGGTTGCCGTTGCGGTATTGGACTGGCGATAGGCCGGACGGTGCGTTCAGGTTTGCCATGTTTGAATTCTCCTTGCGTTAAATGCTGACAGCCGGCGCAGCAGCGCGGACCGCGGCTCGATTGGTTTTCATTTCTGCGCGGGCATAGCGCGCGGCGACATCGGCCTGACTTTCGCCGCCCTCGCCCGCACGGACGCGACCCTGGCGAATGGTCCGCTCAGTCTGGTCGTTCTGATTCTGGATGGATTCCTGATCTTCTTCGAACCACTCTTGGCGGATCTTCATCAGGTAGAGGCGCTGGGCATTGCCCTTTTCGTCAGCGCCGCCGTAAATCGAAACACGCGTGCCCAGATCGGTATTACCCGAATCGTTGTCGGTGTTCGCCAGTGAATTGTTCAGGATGTCAACGCCGTCAGCAACGGCGTCAACGAATTCGTAACCGCCCTGCACTGCTTGGGCGATGCGTCCGGGTTCGTCGCGGAACCAGTGAAGGTGATAGCCGGGGCAAATGCCTTCGGGCACATGCAGCTTCAGCCGTGGGATGGACATCGGGATGCGCTTACGCGCGGCGCGCTGTTCTTCTTTCGATTGCGCGCGGGTGTTCGCGGGATTTTGGACTTGCTCAGTCGTGCGGGCAGCGTTCGCCATTTTCCGCCTTCAAAGTAGTTGTCAGTCGATGCCGGCCAATGCCGTGCATCCGGTGAACCTTAACTGGCACAACTACCTTGAGGCGTGACTATCTGGCGCTACTCGTCGGCGAAATAATCCGCCGCGTATTTCGCTCGCCAATCAGCCGGGGTTTTGTACATCTTCCCTTCGCCGATCAACTTTTCCCCGTATTTGTCGCAGGCCGCTTTCGCGTCTGCCGGCAAATCCGAATACGACTTCCCTGAACTTGATCTCTGACCGCCGCCGCCGCGTGACCCTTCAACCTTGTCCACCTGCGCGCGCCGACCACTACCTGACGCGGACTCTGCCATAAGTTGTACCGCTCTGTCAAGAAATTCTCGACCACGAACCGCAGTTTCCTTACCCTCGGCAATCCGACGCGCCAGTTTTACCGACGCCGAATTCAAATCCACGGTACGGTCGAAATCGTGACCATACCAGCCGTTTTCGGCGGACCAGTCCTTCCACCACTGCTCGTTTTGAAACGTCAGATTGGCGTCCTGCGCGGCGGCGCCGGCAGCTTCGACCTTCGCAGCCCTTGTGACCGGCGCGCGCGTCTGCTGATCCTTGATTTCGTCGATCGCCGCGTCGATTTCGACCACCGCATCGCCGTCGCCCGCCTTGATTGCCGCCGATTTGTCCGACCGCAGTTTTGCAATCGCCCGCTCAACCGCTTTTTTCTTGTCGTCCTCGGCGTATTTTTTGAATTCTTCAAGCGATTCGAGGGCACCGGCAAGAATCTGTTGCGTCTTCCCCAATTCACCCTTCAATTGACCGACTTCACCGATCAACCGGCGATTATTCGCTTGGGCGATCGGCAAAATGTGCTCGCCGCGCTCCACATACTGTTCGGCATCAACCCAGCGGTCTTCCTTGCCCTTGAATTCTTCCTTGGGCACCCAGCCCATTTCGCGGGCGCGGGCTTCGATTTGTTGTTCAGCCATTAGAATGACTCCCTCAGTTTGTATTCCTCTTTGAAATCGCCTTTACCTCCGGCATCAGCATCATCCTTTTCCTCGGTAATCTGGCAGAAAATATCCCGCGCGTTCACGATTCGGTACTTCTGACCGTCAGCCGTGCCGACCGCCACATACCCCGCGTGTTTACTGAACAGGATTTTGTCGCCTATTTTCGCGCGCGCAGGTTCGTCATCCCACGCAACCGGCCCGATTTCGACCACCACGGCGCGCTGTTCCGCAAGCTGGTCTCGTTCCCTCACTTGCCCCGGCAAAACGATGCCGCCTTTCGTCACCGTCTCGACCTCGTACGGCTTCAGCAACACCGACGCGCCCAACGGTTTCAATCCCGACGTGTTCTTCAATCGTTTTCTCCTTCATCTCTGGTTGGATTCAATGACTCGACATCTTCTTCGCGCATCAGCGATGCGTATTCGTCATACGTCATCGCAATCACCTCGGCGCGCGCCTGGATGAACTGCACCGCGGCGTTCACGTTCTCCGGCTTGATATCGCCGGACGCAAACTGATCCTTCATGTCCTCAATCTGCCTGTGAAACCACTGCAAAATCTGTTTAGTGCTGCGGTCGCCCTTCCACGCGTCAAAATCTTCTCTGGACAGCATTTTTACTCCTGTTTAGTGGCGGTTTTCGCCGTTTTCTCCTGAATATCCAACTGCCGGTGCTGCACATTCAAATTCTGACGGTCCATTTCTCGGTCGTGTGAGTCGTCGATGAACTTCATAATCATGCCGATATACTCGCGCCGCGCCGCATCTTGCTCCTTCAGCAGCCCGATGTGCGCGTCCAACGCAGCGATTTCGTGTCCTGTGCGGATACCGCCCGCCTGTTCCATCAGCAAATTCGCCTGCGCCTCCAACTGCAAAATCTTCGCCTTGTTCAGTTCGGCGTCCTGTTCCATCTGACCGGCGATTTCGGCCATTTTCAGTTTACGGTCCGCTTCTTTCGCCTGCTGCCGGATCTGTTCGATCGCAATTTTCGGGTTCGGCATCGGCGGAATCGCCTGAATGCCCTTGTAAAACTGCTGCCAACCGTCGATTCGATACGCTCTGAGCAGATTCACTTCAACCGCATCGCGGTCATACCCGCCCATCGGCGCGCGCTGCGCGAGCATTCCAGCCTGATTCTGCTTGTCGATCTCCGACGTGATGTTCGGGTCCGCGGCCGGCACGATATCGTTCGGGTCGCCCAGATAATCCTCGCGCAGCGCAACGACGGAACCGTTCACGCCGAGTTTCTGCTGGCTCGGCATATACATCCCGTTCAGCAGATACAGTTTCTTGAACTCGTCCTTCATCGCGCGCCAGATTCGCTTGTAAATCGCGTTGTAAATCTTCTGGCCGTTCGCTTCCATGCGGCGCGTCGTCTCGGCCGGCGTGTTCTGCCCCGGTCCGATCCCCACCTGGTTGTCTGTCGTGTTTGATATCCGCTCGGTGTACTGAATCAGATACATCGCCAGATCGAGCAGAATCTTCGACGGCTCGCGCACCGGATTCGGCACGATGTTCTTGTTTAAATCATCGCCGGTCGAATCGACGCGTTTCCACTCATACGGCGCCAGCGTGTACTGCCCGCCGCGAATTTTCACGCCGCGCCCGAGGAATCCGCCGCCCAGCGTGCTCATGGTGCCCGCGTCAAACAACTGGTTTATCGCCGTGTTCACCGATTCGTTCAGCGGACCCAGCAGCATTCCGAAACCGACATCGTACACGCCGCCATCGGGCGCCGGGATGAACGCATACTTCGTGAAATACTGCTGCCGTCTGATCTGGATAATCTCACCGTTCTTCGCGCGCTCGACATCCTGTTCGTCAAACGCGGTGACGATTCTGAACACCTGTTTCGATACTTCATCAATCGTGATGATGTACGGTTCTTCATACCCGTCGTCATCCAGATCCATCAAAACGTGTTGCTCCAGACTCATAAACGGCGTCGTGCTGTCCGTCTGCGCCGGCTCGTTCGTGCCCTGCCGGTTATCGCGCGCCGTTTTACCGGTGTCCGCCTGAATCGGCACATTCGCCGCGGCCTTGAACCACGCTTCGTTCAGAACATCACGGAACACGCCGCGTTTTACCCGTTCGTAAATTTCATTCCGATCCAACGGAATCCGGTGTGTCTTACGCGCAGCATCTTCAACCGATTTCGCGTAGTAATCCAGTACCAAGTCATACGCGAGCACCAGTTCCGATACGTTGTGCCCCTTGCTCGAACTGTAATACGATTTCTTGAACGCGCAACCGACGATCGGCAGGTTTATAAGCAGTTTGTCGTGCTGTTCTTCCCACGGCTGATCCTGTTCCAATACCTGATAACTCATGTGCGTCGAAACCCGCATCGCACGCTGCGATTTTTTTCCGTCAGGGTCTTCGCCCAGCACGCGCGCTTTCACGATATCGCGCCCGTCTACCAGCGCGGAATACGCCTTGCTGTGAAACTGCAGTGTCGCAATTGTCACCAGCGGGAACGCCAGATTCGAGCAGTTCGGCCACGGGAAATTCTTGGATTTCACGACTTGCATCGCCAGATCCATCGCCGCAGCCGTGCGACGTTCCCACCGCGCGCGCGAGGATTTATCGCGGTCGTATCCATCCCAGACGTGCTGACCAATCGTGTGTAAATCGCCGGCGTCAAACTCATCGCACAGATTTGGCGACTTGATCGTTTTTTCGTTCAGCGTGAGTTTTTTCTGTAGGTTCAGCATCGTTAATACCCCGTCACGACCGATCGGCCGTCGTTATGTTTCGGTCGTCCATGACGGCGCCGGTAATACTCAGCCGCCTCGTCGTCCTCCATGAAATCTTCTTCGTCAACGGCGGACTGATTCTCGAACCCAGCCGCCAGATTCGCTGCCGCATCGAACTGGTCGTCCTTCGACGCTGCCGAATTCCCCGTGAACCGCAGCAGTTCATCCTCAAACCCCGGATACCACTCGGCTTCCTTGTCTACGCGCACCATCCCACTGCGCATCCGTTTCTGCAACGGCGTGCCCTTCACCTTCTTGTCCTGCGCGTCGGGCAATACGAAAAACGACATCGGCGTGTCGCGCCGTTCCATCTCACGCTGCAGCACCGGCCGTATCGCTTCCCAGTCTTTACCGGACCGCACAAAAAATCCCTGCGGGTGATACCGGTTTTCAATCTCGAAAAAAGTCTCCACCGTTTCCAGTGTGTCGAATTTTTTCTTCCGCACATCCACCACATGCAGCAGATTCCGCGCACATTTACCGCCCACAACAAACGCGGTGTTATCCGACCGGCGTTCCTTGGAAAACGCAAAATCGACCCCGCAGCCCATGATTTTCGCAACACGGTGATCCATTTCGTCCATCGGTAAAAAATCTTGTTTTCTCAAAAACGCGTCAGAATTATCTAACGGGTCGTTCAAATATTCCTGCGAATATCCTGATGCGTCGCCTTGGTTAATAAACCCCTGGCGAATTTTTCGTAGTTCTTTTTCGCTGAATTTTTCAGGCCACAAAATGTTTGAGAAATCATCGAAAGATTCGTGCGCTCTGTAACGCAAATGTTTCCATTCGTCGTCTTTCATCAAACATGCGAGTAACGAATCTTCGTGAAGTATGGTGCCATGAATACGAATTTTTCCGCCGTCCGCCAACGCAGGTTTTGCGGCACGAAAGAACCACTTGCGAAATTTCTCTCGCCGTTCCTTTGATTCGACCTGCTCATCATCCTCCAAATCATCACAGACAATCAGCCCTGGCCGCATACCATTCCATTTTCTACCGCGAATCTTTTGTTCTGCGCCTCTGGCAACGATACGGAATGCGTGACCGTCTTTCATTCGACAAATGATGTCGGTCTTGGCGTCGGTATCCAGTTTTTTAATGCCAAATGCCGCCGTCAATTCTTCGTTGTCTCGCAACTCAATAGCAATGTCGCCTAAGTGCTCGATTGCCATTTCTTCAGACGCGCCCAGCAGCATCACATAACTCTGATACCGAAATAAACATTCCGTCAAAATGTATGCGTGCGTAAACGATGTAGATTTACTGTGGTTCCGCGGCGCCGCAATCGCGCACTGTTTCTCGTCTGATGCGTAGAGATTCCACACTTGGCGGGCAAAATTCGGCGTCGGTTTTGTCTGGTCATACCGCGGACTCAGGAACATCCCGCTGAACGCCTCGATCAGTTTTTCCCCCCGCTCGGCGTAGTCTGCGGCGGTGAACGGGGCGACCTGTTCGACGGCGGCGGTCACGGCGTAACCGCCTCGGTGCGCCTGAAAAATTTTCTTTTCTGGCGCATTTTCAAATCAGAAATTCGATCAGCGTATCTGCTTGGTGGAATGAATCGTGGCGGCGTTGCCACCGTAACTACTTCCTTCAAATCCAACTGCTCGCCGCACTCAATGCAGAAATTTCCGATCATGTGCCAGCGCCATGTAGACATATCGTAATGGCAACGCCAGAATTTCCATCCTTTCGGATGAAATCCTTTCGAGCAGTATTTTCGAGCAACCGCTCTCACGGCAAATCCAGCGTAATCGTCAGATACCCCGACAGATGCAACGTCTGCCCCGCCGAGGTCGTCACCGCCGCCAGCAATTCATACGTCACGCCGGCAACGCCATTCGTGCCCGTCGTATCAATCAACTGCGTGACAATCCCGCCGCTGACCGTCGCAGCCCCCGAGATAATATTCGACGGCGACGCATCCGTTCCAGAATAAACAGACGCCGTGACCGTCTGCGTCGATATCGTCTCTCCGATCGCCAGCAGCGATGAAAAATCAAACTGTGACAGATTCTGCTTGACGTTTTTCAGTATGGGGGGGATTACGATGCGGCTCATCCAGCGCGCTCCTGTTTATCCAAACGGGTTTTCAACGGCCTGAACTTCCGCCGCAACCGCACCGACTCCACCGCCGAATTCAACGCCGACGACAACGGCTCCCAGCATTCGTCGCAGCAATCGGCACCCATCACCTTATACTTCTTCGGGTGCGGAATCGCCTGCCCGTCCATCACCGCATACGATTCTTCTCCAATCAGTTTCAGGCACACGTCGCAGACGGTTCTGTATGTCAGCGTCAGGGCCATGTCAGCTCGCCAGAACCATACCGGCCGGCCTGACCGCGAGCGGCACATCCGCCATCGCGCCGTTCGCCATCGCAATGATTTCCTCCGGCGACTCCATCGCGGCAAACTGCATCGGCCCCTTCTGCGTCATCACCTTCGTCGAGATCAGCGTCACCAGCGGATTGTCCGCCGCGCGCATCACGAAAAATATCGAACTCGCGTCAACGCCGACTGTGCCCTTCGTTTCGGGGTCTGTGATCTGGATAATCATTTCACGACCTCCATCGACCGCGCGAGCATCCTAGCCTGCCACTCTTTTGTTTTCTTCGCCGTCTCCAAAAACTTCTCAAGCTCGGCAATCGTGTACCAACCGTCAGCCACATGAAATTTCGCCAACGGATACGTTTTCTCGGTGTAAACGGGTTCTGATTTCATCCCGCCACCCTCTCAGCCCGCACACCCCGCTTCATCGCCCGATACAGCCCACGCGTGCTCTGCGGCAGATTCAGCACCATCCCCTTCCTGCTGTGCCGATACGTCACCCGCGCCGGCATCTCCTTGGTGTTCTCACGCGCCAGCCTACGCAGCGCCTTACACTTTTTCTGATTCATGTTTACGTCCTTTCTTCCTGACTGGTTTAACTACTGGCTCCGACTGATACACCACCGTGGCCGGCACTTCCTTTACCTCCGGTCCGGCAACCGCGTCCTTAACCACCGGCGCCGCCTTCCGTTCCTCTATAACCACCGCCTCAAACGCCGCGCGCGCCTTCTCAGCACGCGCCAGCATCCCCGGTATCAACGCCCCGCTCCGTATCCCCTCCGACATCCGGCGTACCTCGTCCGCCATGTCGCCCGCCGCCGCTAATTTACTCTGCGCCCATTTCAGCGCAACCACCGCATCAACCTGCAAATCACCTATCTGCGCCCATACACCAGGCGCCTGCAGGTCAGCCAGCACCTTCTCAATATCCGGCGTCACACCTACCTCCTACTCATCATCATCCGGCTCCGCATTCCCCAGCGGCAGCCCCAAATCACAATCCCACGGGATATCCTCGTCATCGTTCGGATCAAACTCGTAATACGCCACATCCCCATCCGGCATCGCAAACTCAACTCCATGCCGGCGGCACGCGATCACGCAACCGCTACCTTCACATCCGGCACCACACTCAACCCCGGTTTCGGATCCAACGGCGGCGGAACATCCAGTCGAACATGGTGCGACTCCGCCGCACGGTGATACCGCTCTGCCGCAGCCGGATTGTCGTGCAACTTCAACTGCGCCATGCGCCTCAGACTACTCAATCCCAGCGATTTCGCCCGCAGCAAAAACCAGTCCGCACTCCCCGTATTCACGTCCGGTCCCGCAGACGACGGCCGATTCACCGCCATCAACGCGTCAACCTCGGACTGCAGAACGGATATCGCCGCGTCTAAACTCATAACCCGTGCCTCGCAACCCACGCCAGATACTCAGGCATCGGCAGCAAACAAACGCGGGATATCCTCGCTGGCACAGAATCTGTCTGGTGACGAGATTTCGGCAAATCCAAACCCTTTGTTTTTTCGCGACCGCGGGAAAGGGGATTACGTAAACTTTCACTGCCGCGGAATTTGCCCCCCTGGCCCGAATTCTGGGAAGATTTCATGCTGGGTCAGCCCTCACCGCCCATGCGATGCCGCAGGCGCACAGGGTGAGCATCCGAAGGCGCGTATGCCTCTGCCGCAGCATATGGCGACATCGCCGGCAGATCATGCGTGTGTAATTCTAGAGGGACAGACGGCCCAGCATACGCGCACGGGAAACAGGCGCCCGGATTCACTGCGGCCGTTGACGTGCGCGCGGACTTGGCGACGGCGCGCTGCGGCGTTTTAGTCGGCGAGTGTATCGCTGCAGTCCTGCCAGCCATTGATGGCGACCGCGTGCCTCCGTGATTCATTTTAATGCTTTTCGTTTTCATATCATGCCCTTACGTATGGTTACGCTTCGGAATTTGTCATAATACATATTATACGCAATTACGCGGTTATTCGTTATTGTTCAATGCGTTAGGCGTAACGTCTACTTCTGCGGCACGCTCTAACAGTTTCACCATGCGGCCGGCGAGCGCATCCATTCCGCCGGCGGATTGGTTTATTGATGTGGGCATGGAGCGTAGTAGCTGGCGCTTGTCGAACGTCACGCCGGTGACGACGGCCAGGTCGCGCGCCTTAATCGGGACGCGGCGAATCTCGCCATCAATCACTTGCGCGTCGCCGTGCTCGAGCCGGTCCATTATGCCGTCTAGCGCCTTGTCAACGGCAGCAGATAGGCGGTTGTCGAGTTCGTCGTTTCGTTCCGCCCTAATCTTCCCTATTGCTTGATTCCACCAGTCCGTTTTAGTCCAGCCGGATAGGGTTTGATTCGGGATGCCTGTGGCGTCTTCTACTCGTCGCAGGCTACCTAACACAAGGTAATGACCGATGGCATTGCGCCGGTCTTCGTCGCTGTATTGCGAACCGGGAGCGCGTGTCATGGTGTGCTGTGAATCCATGCGCGTGATTGAAAGCCAATTCCGGCGTTGTGTCAAGTATCGGATTCAGACGTGATGGGTTTGTCGCCTTGATCTGTGCCGGGGATGTGGCCGCGGTTCGGATCGAAATCGGATATGCCATGTTTTATGAATTGATCGTTTACGCGCTTTTGCAGCTTGTAGCGCGCCTCTGGGATGCCGCGGTATAGGTCGCGCAGGGATTCGCTGACGATACGCTCGACAGACCGCCCTGACCACGAGCACATCTTGTGTAGCATCATCGCGGTTTCGTCTGAAATCTTAATATTAATTTGCTTCATAAAATCCCTTTTTAATCAAAGGTTGATCTGATATTACCAGCCTAATGTGACGGGATATTGACGCCTTGTCAAGTTGATTTTATGGGGTTTCGTATCGTTTTGTAATACCGTAACATCTGTAACCCCACTTTCGAAGAAAATTCCCGAGAGACCGTGCAACCCGTGTAAATCCCCGGCGCGCAACATCTGCCACTCTTCCTTTATATATATATATATATATATAATAGTAACAATAGATAATGTGACAAGATGTATTTAAACGGTTTTTTGGCATTTTATGGGGTGTAATGTCATATCTGCACGGGGTAGACTGGGGCGGAATGGCGGATTAATTCGGGGAATTTGATCGCTGCAGGTCCGGATTCGGCGCGCTGGGTGGCGGATAATGGGCCGATTATTGGTAGATCGCCGGCCGATGTGCCGCAAATGGTCAGCCGAAAATTTTACCGATCTGACGTTTTGCGGCAGTTTCCCATGTCGATAATTCGGCGTTTTTGGTGTTTTTCGCTGTCGATGATTAAAAAATAGGCAAAACTGTACGAAAGTTCGTCAACTTGTAAATTTTTCGGGGATTTGGTGCGGTTGGCATGAGGGTTGCAAGTATAGGGTTAACCGGCACGGGGCCGGAATTGACGGAGGTTGAGATGGAACGTATCGCGCTGGTGGTAATTAAAGGCGGCGTAGCATCTGTGTATGCATCGCCGGATGTGAATTATCAGGTCATTGACTTGGACAATTTAGATGCAGGTGATCCGCCGGTTGATCTGCCGGTCAGCTTGGGATTCGAGCAGCTAGTCGAAGATGCTTGCTTGGATCAAGGCGAGCATTATCTCTGGATTTGACATGCTCGCCCTGTTAATGGTTTGCATCATAACCGGCGCGATAGCTGGCCACGGCATTGCGCGTAAATTGGGAGTTTAAAACATGAATTACCAAATTATAGTAAAGCCGACGTTTAGCCAAGTCGGGATTATTCGCGGTCAGTCTGGCAATGAATACACGTTGCGCCAATTTAAGAGTTACGACGGATCGCGGATTTACTTTCGGGACGCAGATGATCGCAAATTCGATTCAATCGAACAATCGGCAGCGGCACACTAATCTTAAACGGCAGTCTCGCCGGCCATTCAATCGCTGTAAAACTGGGAGTTTAAAAATGAATACGAATACCGTTGAAAAGAATCACGCTCTGGACAATGCCCGTGGCTGGGCGCAATCAATCGTTGCAATGGTCGCTGCGCTGAATTGCGATTATGACCGGCTGGAGGAATTGCGGGATATGAAGGCCGACGGCGATACGATCATGGATCAGGACGAGGCCGACGAACTGCGCCAGCTTGAAGCGGATTGCCGGATTGACGGCGAAGTGATGAAAGACGCCGACGAGGCCCGCGAATGGATACAGAATTCGATTCTGTCTGTCGAAGTCCGTAGCGGATGGTATGAGCCGACCGGCAACCATTTGGATGCAACAACCCTCCGAGGAATTCAAGATTACGCTTACCACGGGAGGCCCTGCATTGCGGATCATGGGCGAACTCGGCCCGCACGCCGAACCGTTGCGCGCATGGATTGAGTATCAGGACTGGGGCACCGGCTGGACGCAGTTTTTTGACATTGAACAGGACACGCTGATCGAATTCGCAAACGTATTTTATTTTGGCGAGTAGTCCGCCTAACCTAACAGGGAGTGATGAACATGCAAACCTATCAAGTCACGTTTACGCAAGCGGTAAACATTGCAGACATTGAAGCGGCGCTTTCGCTTGTCGGCGCATTTAAACTGACGGCCGCGCGTCAACCGAAACCGAAAACGGAAAAGGTTTTTCAGGAACCGTTGACCGTGTGGCGCGAAGGGGCCGAAGTCCGCGAACTCAATCCTGTTGAGATCGACAAGGCAATCAGAAAAATGGACTCCGCACGCGCGGCAGAATTACGGCATGACGGCCGGCAAAAGGGCGATTTTCCGCAGTTTGTTGATGTGCGCGACACAATCGAGCGTTACGTTCAATCTTTTTGCTCGCGCCTGAATCACAAGGCGACCACGTATTTTATGGGCGCGGAAACTGTCGCAGCCTGATATTTAATCGAACCTCACGGAGGAATTATGAAAACTGAAAACGCAGTGAAGCATACGCCGGGGCCGTGGCATATCGGGATGCAACCGGGGCCGATGATTTACGGGCCGAAAGGTGAGCAGGTCGCAGATTTGACCGCCGAATTGTTGCCGGATTCGGAAACCGCAGGTAACGCCCGCTTGATCGCCGCAGCTCCTGAATTGCTGGCGGCGTGCGTTGAGGTTCTAAAAATGGCGCAAGTTCACGATGCCCGAACGGGATTTTATGCGCCTATTGATCCGTATGAAGCGCAGAAAATATTGCGCGCCGCCATCGCCAAAGCTAGGGGTGAATGATGAAATACACACAGGAACAGATTGATGCCGTTATGCGCGCTTTTCTTGAGGTCGGATATTATGGCCTGACTGACGACGAGCGCGCCATCATAGACTATTTCGATGGGGCTTAAATGACAGATTACGAAACCATCCACCGCCTGCACATGCAGGACATGAAACACATTAACGAACGGGCAGCAGATCGACAGGAAGCACGCACAATCGGCTGGATTACCGTTTTTTACCTGTGCGTGCTGGTTGTCGTAATTTTGTGCAGCTAACCATCGAACAAAGGGGCTACGAGATGAACTCTAAATTTGAATTTACCGGCGAAACAAAAAATGTTTGTGACGTTACCCTTAATCGTATCCGCGCAGTTGCTTCGTTTGGCTCTGTGGTCAAGGGCGAAATCGGCGGATGGATTGAGAAAGAAGAAAATATTTCGGTCTCCGGCGATGCGTGGGTCTACGGCGATGCGTGGGTCTCCGGCAATGCGCAGGTCTCCGGCAATGCGCGGGTCTACGGCGATGCGTGGGTCTCCGGCAATGCGCAGGTCTCCGGCAATGCGCAGGTCTCCGGCAATGCGCGGGTCTCCGGCGATGCGTGGGTCTCCGGCAATGCGCGGGTCTCCGGCAATGCGTGGGTCTCCGGCAATGCGCAGGTCTCCGGCAATGCGCAGGTCTCCGGCAATGCGCGGGTCTCCGGCGATGCGTGGGTCTACGGCAATGCGCGGGTCTCCGGCAATGCGCAGGTCTCCGGCAATGCGCGGGTCTCCGGCAATGCGTGGGTCTACGGCGATGCGTGGGTCTCCGGCAATGCGTGGGTCTCCGGCGATGCGCAGGTCTCCGGCAATGCGCGGGTCTCCGGCAATGCGGATTTGATGCTTGTCGGCCCGCTTGGTTCCCGTCGCGCAACGCTCACCATTCATGCGGACGCAAAAATAGTAATCCGCGTAACGACAGGGTGTTTTTCGGATTCGGTCGAAAAGTTTTTGCGTGCGGTATCAGAAACTCATGGTGATAACGATTACGCCAAGCAATACAGGGCTGCAATTGATCTAGCTTTGATGGTTGTTAAACCGGCAAAAATCGTATGGTGACGCCCAGACCGCACTACATGATTTGCGACGATGCCGGCCGCATGATGTTCCACTCTGACAGCCTGCGCCGCGTCTATGAACGGTTCCTATGGTATGCCCCACGGGGTTACGCCTGTATCTGGCGCAAGACTGGGCGCGTTTACCGCTCACTGATGGAGTCCTGACGTGCGCGGCCGCGGTCCGCCTCTGCGCGCTGCAGTGCGCCCGGTTCACATTCCGCCGGTAGACTGGGCGCACGCTCGCCGATGTTCGGCTTGGATGCTGGCCTACGTTGACGCGCTGCGCGATCGGCGCCCGGTGTCGATGATGCGCCCGGATTACTGGCGGCAGGGAGGGTTATTCAGTGACCCGGCGCCGACTCGATTTTCCACCCCAGATCCGCGCGCCCTCACATGACGGAACTTTTTAAAAGATTCGGCAATTTTCGGGGGCAAATTATCCGGTGGATTTTCGTCCCATCACGGAATTTTTACCCATAAACGGCGTTTCGGAGTATCGCGGAATTTCGGAGAATCCCGTTTTTCACCCCAAGATTTTCAACGGGCCCATCACGGGAACTCTGTCAGGATTCGGGTTTATCCACGGGGCGCACCCAGATATTCCGCACGACCCCATTTCGACGCTGCTGTGCGCCCTTGACCCAGCCAGCCATGCGGAGAATCGCCACGATTCGGGACACGTCCGGTCGCTGCTGCCGGTTGGTGGGCAATTTAACCGCGTCGTCCAGAATTTCCTGCGTCGTCACGTCGTTCTTGCCGACCAGGTATTCCATTGTCGACGCCGCCCACGGGTCATCGGTGTAGCGTTCGCGCTGCTCGGCTTTCGTTTCCAGACTCGGCATCGAGTGCCAATCCTCGCCCTGTTTCAGCCGGTAGATCGCCTCGGCGAATAACTGGTTCCGGTTCTGCCGGATGTAATCCAGGTTGATGTCTGTGCAGCGGATCGGCCAGAATCGACGCGCTCCCGTGTCGTCGCGGTTCCAATCGTCTTTATTCGTGGTGCCGATGAATACGGACTGCCGCGGATGGTCCTCGGCGTGTTTACCGTAGGGCGTGCGGTAGCGATCGACTTTACAGGTGACGACTTGCTTGACTTTCGTGATGCCGGCCTTGGAAAACGCGTCCATTTCAGTGACTTCAACCAGCCATTTACCTTGCAGTGCAATAAAGAAGTCCTTGTTGTCGATCTGTTCGTGTGCCTCGCTGAAGAAATCCTTGCCGACGATGGCAAAACAGGCTTGCGATTTGCCTAACCCTTGGGCGCCTTCGAGCACGACCATATTATCGACCTTGCATCCCGGACGCATGGCGCGGGCTACGAGCATTTTCCAGAAATTCTGCCCGACCGCTTGCGTATAGGCGTTGTTTTTGGCGCCGAATGCGTCGTGGAAGAATGTCGCCAGCCGCTGCGTGTTATCCCAGAGCGGAAGCTGGGCAAGCGTTTCCTGCAGGCAGTTCCGTTTATCGTTCTGCGCCATGTGAATGACCGCCGATCGCACCGTTTCGACGGACATGCGGTGAATCGCGAGATCCCGCTGCATGTAAATCATCAACCGGATGTCGTCGCCGTCGTTCCACTCGCGCGGGGCGGCGGTATCGGTCTGGATACGCTGCAGAAACGTGTCATACCAGACCTGTCCAAGCAGGGAAGGGTCGCGCTGCAGGACGTACAGCGCGTTGCTGGCGTTGGCGTGCGGCGTGCCGTTACTGGCGCAGGATAGCCCCAATTCCGCCCAGCGTGCTGCCAGCGAGCCGTATGCGCGCGCTATCGGGGCGTCTGACGGGGTTTCTGACTCGGCCGGCATGTGTTCCGGTTCATTGGGGGAGGATTGTGGGGCGGATTGCGCCGGCCGGCCGCGTTTACGGGGCTCCTTGGGCGGCGTATCCATGACCCACGGGGCGAGTTTCTTTTTCCGGGCGATATAGCGTTTTCTGTCCTTGGCGGGCAGTGCCGCGCGCGCATCGTCGCTGATATTGGTCCACCAGTCGTCGAAATCCCGATCGGAAAGCGTGTCAGGATTGATTGATTCGGGTTCTGGCGATGGTTCTGGGGTTGCCGGCGCTGGCGGTGATGCAGGTTCCCGCGGCGCGCTAAAAAGCCGCTGTACCTCAGCCAAGATACCAGCCCGATCGGATTCGGCGGCGATTTTCGGGTCCAGCCGCACCACGTCGGCGCCCATTTCCGACAGAATGACTTGGATACTGGCCGAAAAATCCGGTTTGCCGACCGCGATGATTTTCCGCCCGTCGAAAATACGGGGCCACTCGCCGTTCGGGACCGTTGCCACACACCCCTTGGCGATCAGTGCGTCGGCGTCCTCAGTGGTCGCGCAGACGAATACAGCGCGCCCGGAGGATAAGTGCGCCTCGACTTGCTGTTGTCGGTAAATCACACCAGTTCCAGTCCGATTTGAGAAGTGCGCTGAACGATCAATTTCCCGTATTCTGGATTGAGTTCGATCAGAGTCCATTGCCTGCCGAGAGATTCAGCGACTTGGCCGGTCGTTCCTGAACCGCCGAAGGGGTCGAGCACCATGCCGCCGACAGGACAGCCCGCAAGAATGCACGGCTGTATCAAGTCGGGCGGGAACGTGGCGAAGTGCGCGCCGCTGAACGGCTTGGTGGTGACGGTCCAGACGCTGCGCTTGTTGCGCGTGGCCGGCGGCAATTCCAGCATGCCCTCGCTGATGCCGTCAGGATTCAGGCCGGTTTTGCCGCGCAGCGCGTTTTCTTTACTGTCGTAACCAAGTTCCCGATTGCGAACGATGCCGTGCGGACGCTTGCCGACCGCCTTCATGTTGCCGTTCGTTTTCCCCGGCACGCGATCACTGCCGGCCTGCTCGTCAAGGCCTGGCTGCGATAAACGATCAATACTGCCTTCGGCCAGCGGCTCGGCAATCGCTGCCGCATCGAAGTAATACCGCTCCGACTTCGACAGAAGGAAAATGTATTCGTGACTCTTGGTGCAACGGTCGGTTACGGACTCCGGCATCGGGTTCGGCTTGTGCCAGATGATGTCCTGCCGCAGATACCAGCCATCGGCTTGAAGGGCGAAGGCGACGCGCCACGGGATGCCGCACAGGTCTTTCGACTTCAAAACGCTATGCTCAAACCGCTTTGGCTCATAACGTGAACCGGCGTTGCTGTCCTGTTTTTCGCTTGGTCCGCCGCTGCCTTTTGTGTCGCTGAAATAACTATCCCCAAGATTCAGCCACAGCGTCCCATCATCCCGCAGAACGCGCTTAACCTCGCGGAACACGGCCACCATCTTGGCAACGTATTCTTCCGGCGTTTTCTCAAGCCCTAACTGCGCCGCGTTTCCATAGTCGCGCAGACCCCAATACGGCGGCGAAGTCACGCAGCAATTCACGCTACCCGATTCCAGCGTCGGCAAAACATCAAGGCAATTGCCAATGATCGTCGGCATTCTATACATCCCCCCGTTAATTACTGCCCCGCGAGATTCCGCAGGAATTGAATTTTAATCTCAGCCGCGGCGTCAGTATCCTCGCGCGCGGTAATGGCAACGCCGCCGGCATGATTCACCGCAGATTGAAACGCCTGCTGCTCGACCGTGAGTTTCAGTTTGCCCGTTTTCGCCTCGACGCCTGCGAATATCGCTATTCGTTTGCCGACCATTTCCGGCGTTACCGTGATTTGCTGCCAACCGGCCAGATCGGGCGAGCCGACACATAAACCTGCGTGCAGCGGTCGCGCCCTGCGAATCAGAACGTCGCCATTGCCGATTTCGATTCGACGCGGCGGACCACGATGAACGTACGCGTCGCCAGTCCATCCTTGTCCGGTATTATTCCGAAACAGACGCGCGCCGTGGTCGCTGACTGCGAGCGAGATTCGGTGCAGGAGGGGGGTTTCTTTCATATCACGTCTGCGCGTTCTGAAATGATATCCGCCACATCATTCCGCAACCGATTCGCCGCCGCTAGCCCGCGTTTTTTCTCGACTCCGTTCATGTATTCCGTGCGCCGGTTCGGTTCCATTCTGGCGACGTAGTACGTTTCGCACAGGTGGCGGAATTCTTCCGAACTCGTATCGGTCACGGTTTCCCCGCCAGCCCGCAGTAAACAGCGATCACCGTTTCCTCGGTTTTCGTGACCGTATCGCCGTGACCGTGCGTGTGGCCGGGTTGTTTGATTTCGCGGAACATCATGCACGCGGAGCCGATGCAATTCAATCCGTCTAAAAGATGGGATTCTCTTGGTTTCCCTATCACCAATCTGTTGTGCGGCATTCCAGATACCGCGACCATTTCTTTTGGGTCGCCATCAATAGAACCGTCTTGAGCGAATGAAAAATTAACCGATTTCACCATCGGGCACCACTTCGACTTCGCATCATTTTCCAGCATTTTTTCACTCCGGTAATGGTAAATAGTCGCCAAGATTTGCCGACTCGCGTTTCATTTTCAAACTATAATTTTCGCAATGAATGCACTTTTTTCCAGTGTGGTATCCGTGAATCAGGCAATAAAATTTCCACTTTCCTTGATTATTTTTCTTCTTATACGCTGGGCTTACTTCCATGTTCATTTTTCACCCCCGTCAATTCATCCAATTCACGCTGCCATCTGGCGCAATTCTGCGCGATCAATTTCATGCGCCGCTTTGATTTATTCAACTGCACGCTGATATGTTTTATCCGGTTCTTTTTCCTGTTTTCAAGGAATTCTTTTCGGATGCGATGCTTCTCCGCGATTTCATGCACAGAACGAATCGGACGACCGCCTAGATTAACCTGTTTTCCGGTGTCGTCAAATTTTATCGTTCTGGCGTTGCGCGGGATCACTGTCGGCTGTGACAGCAATCCGAATATGGGTGCGGCATCACACGGAGTTTTCGTTAGGGAGGATTCCGTGCTGCCGCTGCTATGGTTATTACCGTCCGTGGCCGGACGCGCCCCACTCATAGCTTGGGTGGTGGTGCAATCGTTCATGCTGCTAACTCCACGTTAGTTACTATATCTTCATAACCGTGCGATTTTCTGTAACGCAGATTCACTTGAAATGCGGCATCTACGGCACTTAGTGCTCGTTCCGTAATCGTATAGGGGGCATTTGGTAAAAACGGACACGGAGTAACGGAGTATCGCACCATGACCGTGACCAAAAATAAATAACCCGGTTGTGAACTCATGCTGTCGCCCTCTGTTTAATCTTCGCCGCCCGCGCAGTCCAAACATGGGTTGCCCAAGCAGCAGGGTTTCGATACCCGCGCAATGTTCCGATGCGGATCAGTTCATCCAACGACTGCGCGCTCGCCTGCTCAATTCGCGCAGCTTGGCGCTGCATTTCGATGTCCACTTCCGACAGTTCGCCTTCGACGGTTTCAATCTCGCGGCCGACCGGAACGAATTTATGCCCGCAGTGACGGCACTCCGATTTATACGCCGCGACGGTGGCATAGCAGACGGGGCACTGTTTTACTTTGATGTCATCGGGGTCGGCAGCCGATTTTTTTGTTTGTGTTCCGAGTAATGACCATTCTCGAACGTCGTCAGGTAGTCCATGACGGAAAGCGTTCCCAGCGTGATCGAGGATGATCGCGTGAGATTTTCCTGGCGCCGGCCGTAACGCTCGTCCGACCTGCTGCAGATACATCCCCAGCGATTGCGTCGGGCGTAAAAGGATTGCGGCTTCGACGGCAGGTATATCGACGCCTTCGGACGCAATTTCAACATTGGATAGCGCAAGGGTTTCTCCTTTTGTAAATCGCCGGAATATCGCATCGCGTTCGCCTGATTGCGTCGTGCCATCGACGTGTTCGGCGCGAATGCCCGCATCGTTAAATTGCTGAACGATATGCAGCGAGTGTTCAATCGAAACCGCGAATATCAACGCACGCTTGCCACTGCAATACTTCCGATAATGCGAAATCGCATCGCCCGTGATTTTCGGCTTGTCGGCAATTTTTGACAATTCCGATTTCACGAAATCCCCATACCGCGTATGCACGCCCGCAGTGTCCATCGTTTTCGGCGCGAACAGGCGGTAATCGGACAGGTAGCCCGCGTCAATCAACTCGCGCACGGGCGGACCTTCAACAATTTCCTGAAACCATGCGCCGAGTCCGGTTCCGTCCAAGCGCACAGGCGATGCGGTCAAACCGATATGCACTGCATCGGGAAACTGTTTGTAAATCGTGTCGTAGGTCGTCGCGGCGCAGTGATGAGCCTCGTCCCAGATAATCAGTTTCGGGCGTTCCAGCAGATGCCATCTGCGCGCCAATGTCTGCACCGAACAAATCTGCACCAGTTTTTTCCGGTCGCCGTCGAATCCTGCTGCAACGATGCCGTGATCAACGCCGGCCTTGGCGAACGTGATGGCGGATTGCGTGATGAGTTCCCTGCGATGACAGAGGAACCATGCGCCATGCCCCTTGTCTGAACACGTTTTCAGCATCCGGCTGGCGATGCTCGTTTTACCTGAACCCGTAGCTGCGACCATTGCGACCGCCCTAACTCGCTTGAGTGCGGCGCGGGTGCGGTCGATCATGTCGATTTGATAATCCCTAAGCTGGATCACGCCGGACTCCATTGCGTTTTTTCTTCGGCGCCGAGCCAGCTTTGCGGGCGATTTCGCGCCGCCTCTTTTTAGTCAAGGACTTAGCGCGGGCTATGCCGCCCATGCGCCCGATGGCAGATAATGCCTTGCGTTGTGATGGTGTTAGCATGGCGGCATGTTGGCACAAAAAAAAGTTGTTGACAAGCGTTTTAACGTGGCGCTAAGATTCGCTCATGGTGTGGCGAAGGGCTTGGTTTCATCTTCTAAATGAAAAGCCAATCCTGCTTGTTCCCACCTTTGGTTTGAAATGCGTGGCGAAGATTGCGGATACTTCTTGAAAAATACTCCGTAGTCGTTTATTCCCGCAGTAGTTTTGTTTGAGTTAGTTTTAAATTCGGTGGCGAAGGGTATGGGTTCATCTTCGGGAGATAAATCCCCATAACCGTCTGTTCCCCGATCACCTTTAACCGAAGATGGAGGTAGTATGAAAATCAATACCGTCCGTGCGCCGATATTCACCCACGAAGGCGCAACCGCCCAACACATCAATCCTGAACTGCAACTGCGCCGCAGCGTCATGGCGTGCATGTTGTGGGAGGACACGTTCTACGAGTCCGGCGAGGAAATTTCCAAGCGTATCGCCAGCCTGATCGCCGAAGTCGAGCCGGCCAAAGTTGCCGCAATCGCAATCGAAGCGCGGGGCAAAATGAAACTCCGTCATGCGCCGCTGCTGATTGTGCGCGAGATGGCGCGATTGCCGAAACACAAGGCGCTAGTCGCTTCCACGCTCGCGCAAGTCATTCAACGCGCCGACGAATTGACGGAGTTTTTGGCGATCTACTGGAAAGACGGTCGCCAGAAAGTTTCGGCACAAGTCAAAAAAGGACTTGCCCGCGCGTTCGGCAAATTCGACGAATACAACCTTGCGAAATACAACCGCGATGGTGCGGTGAAATTGCGCGACGTGCTGTTCATCAGCCACGCCAAGCCGAAGGACGACGCGCAGGCGGCAATCTGGAAACGCTTGGTCGATAAATCGCTGGTGACGCCCGATACGTGGGAGGTCGCGCTGTCCGGTGGCGCCGACAAGAAAGCCACCTTCGAGCGCCTGATGGCCGAGAAAAAATTGTTTGCACTCGCGTTCATTCGCAACCTGCGAAACATGGCAGAGTCCGGCGTCGATAAATCGCTGGTCGCCGCCTATGCCGCTGAATTGAACGTCGAGCGCGCGTTGCCGTTTCGCTTCATCACCGCTGCGCGTTTCGTTCCGCAATGGGAGGACATTCTTGAGCCGCTGATGTTCAAGTGCCTCGGCACGCAGGACAAGCTGGCAGGCCATACCGTTCTGCTGGTCGATGTATCCGGTTCGATGGCTGACAAGGTATCGGGCAAGTCGCAGGCATCGCGAATGGACGCGGGATTCGGGCTTGGCGTGCTGTTGCGAGAAATCTGTGAGTCCGTTGCGGTGTTCACGTTCAGCGACAAACTGATTCAGTGTGCGCCGCGCCGTGGCTTCGCGCTGCGTGATGCGATGAACAACAGTCAACCTCATTCCGGCACACATCTGGCAGCGTCAATCGAGGCGCTGCATGGCAAAGCGGCCACTGGTTTGCATCGCTACCAGTCCGCCTACTACGGATTTTCGCAGACATTTCAGACGCAGATCGACATGCAGGCGGTCAACATGAAATACGACCGCATCATCGTCATCACGGACGAACAGACCGCAGACGGCATCGCGCCGCCGCATGGCAAAGGTTACGTCATCAACGTGGCATCGAACCAGAACGGAGTCGGCTATGGGCAATGGACGCACATCGACGGATGGAGTGAAGCCTGCATCGACTACATCCGAGAGTTCGAGCGAGCCGACGCCCGCTGACGACCACGAAACGCCCGAAGAATACCGCCGCCAAGACGACGAATCGCGGCACGTAATGGACGACGATCAAACAGACGATCGGGAAACGGATTATCGAGAGAGATGGAGGGAAACGAAATGAGCCAAGACGCCGCATCGAAGTGGTATTACCAAAAAATGCTTGCCGACATGCAAGCGCGCATTTCTATGATCGAAACCCATGTGTTTTCCGATGCGCTGAAAAATAAACCCGAACCGAAGCCGGATGTGGTGATGTATGGGGTCGTTGAAATTAACGGCGTAGCACTTTTTAACAGTAGATTTGACCAAGTTTGTGACAACCTGCGCCTCACCTTCGACGGCGAAACCGGCAAGCTGAAATCTGCGGAGGTGTTATGAGTTGGCGCGACCCGAAATTCAAGTATCACAACGCCGAGGAAACCAAGAAGCCCGGATATCTCGCCAAACGGTTTGCTGCCATCAGGAAGGAACAGGCGGAGGCGGAAAAACGGTTGCAGGAAGAAGCGGCGGAAAAAATTATCAAAGTTCGTCAAATCAACAGGAGATAGGAATGAAAAGCAACGAAGGCGGTCCGGCGTTTCCGTGCGAGTTTGACAATCCGACGAAGGAACCCATCAGTTTCGGCGGAATGGAAGTCGCGGCCGGAACGAAGTTTGTGCATGAGGGGATGTCGTTGCGGGCGTATATTGCGACGCATGTTCTGGCCGGCCTGATTGAGTTCAAGGCCGCTGACGTGGAAACCGATGTGAAATGCGCCGTGAATTACGCCGACGCGCTGCTCGCGGAACTTGCAAAATGAACCGCTTTTCATTCATCCCCACCCGCCGCCGTTTCAAACCGTGGATGATATTCGCGGCGCTGGCTGCGGCGTTTATCGTGACTGAACGGAGGACGCGGCGTGGGTAAACTGATAATCCACCCCGAATCCGAACAAGTTTGGCACGCCCTACGCGCACAGGACGTTACGAGCACAGAATCGTCCGCCCTGTTCGGCCAATCGCCGTATGCGACCAAATTCGAGTTGTGGCACCGGAAAAAACAGGGCGCCGTGACCACGATACCGGACAATCCGCGCATGGCATGGGGGCGCAGGGTGCAGGACGCCATCGCGCAGGGCATCAGCCAGGATCAAGGCTGGACGTGCCGAGCGATGACCGAATACATCCGTCTGGTTGATGCCAGAATGGGCGCATCGTTCGATTACGAAGTCGTATGCCCCGTGCGCGGTAAAGGAATCCTTGAAATCAAGAACGTCGATTTTCTGGTATTCCGCGACAAATGGATTGACGACGAGGAAGGCATGGAAGCGCCGCCGCACATCGAGGTCCAGTTGCAGCATCAGTTACACTTGGCGGAATACGACTGGGGCGCAATCGGCGTGCTGATCGGCGGCAACGATGCACGGGTGCTGATACGGGACCGGCTGCAGGATGTCGGTTCGTCGATTGAGATAGCGATACGGCAGTTCTGGCAGCAGATTGAACAGGGAATTGAACCGCCGCCCGTATTTCCCGAAGATGCGGAGTTCGTCGCGAAATTGCACAATTATGCTGAAGTCGGCAAGGTATTTAACGGTCAGGGAAACACGGAATTGGCTGGACTGTTGGCCCAGTATAAAGCCGCCGCCGACCGTGAAAAACTCGCGAAAGAGGACAAGCAGGTTGCGCGCGCTAAGGTTCTGCAGATGATTGGCGACGCCGAGCGCGTGCTGGCGGACGGGTTTACTGTTTCGGCTGGATTGGTTGGGCCGGCGGACATATCGTTTCACAGGGAAGGTTTCCGAAATTTTCGTGTTACTCAGAAAAAGGAGAAGTAAATGTTCGAGATAGTAGTCACAGAAATTAAACCGGCTGTCATTGATGACGAGGCAGATACGCGCATCGAACGCTACCGCCAAACAGTTGACGTTCTTGACCTCCAAAAAGTCATGGCCGCAGTCAATGCAAAACCGCGCAAACCGCGGGTGAAAAAGGAAACCAAATGACCACCCAACTAGCAGTAATCGACGAAGTTCGCGGCAACCTGACGAAAATGCAGCCGCAATTCAAACTCGCCCTCCCCCCCCACGTTCCGCCGGAGAAATTCGTGCGCGTGCTGATGACGGCGGTGCAGGCGACGCCGAAATTGCTCGAAGCCGATCGCCAGTCGCTATACCAGGCGGCGATGAAATCCGCGGCCGATGGACTGCTCTGCGACGGGCGGGAAGCGGCGCTGGTCACGTTCGGTTCGACAGTGCAATACATGCCCATGATCGCCGGTATCCTCAAGAAAATCCGCAATTCCGGCGAACTGGAATCGGTGAGCGCGCAGGTGGTCTACGAAAACGACGTGTTCGATTTCCAGCTTGGCGACAACGAGGGGATCACGCACAAATGGCCGGCACTGGGCGTCGAACGCGGCAAGCCCATTGGCGCCTACGCAATCGCGCACATCAAGGGCGGCGGCATCTACCGGGAAGTGATGACAGAGGCGCAGATTCAGGCGGTGCGAAACGTGAGCCGCGCAAAAGACTCCGGCCCGTGGAATGGTCCGTTCGCTGACGAGATGCGCCGCAAAACGGTGCTGCGCCGGCTTGCCAAGCGTCTGCCGATGAGCACGGATCTGGAATCCGTCATGCAGGCTGATGACCCCATGTTCATGCCGCCAGAGCAGCCGGCGCCCGTGGTAGAAAAAACGGTGGTATCGGAACCGGACCCTGCGCCGACCGGTAAAACGCGCCGGCCGCGGAACTTGGAAAAAGTGGTTGAACCGGCGCCTGCCGCAGATCCGTTTGACGGCGCTACGTCGGGGCACGAAGATATTATCTAGGGGGCATGTATGAACTGGTCAGAAAAGATGCTTGAGCCGGTAGCGACGGCATGGATGCAAAACGGGGTGATGGTCAATGCGTTTAATCATCCTCCATGCTCGCCAGAACAATGGGCTGCAAAAGATTACGGCGGTTATTGGTCATCCAGAGGATACAGCGAAGAACCGCTTTATCGTTGCAACAAAGCGCGGGAGATTGCTGCGCTGGTCGAGGCTGGTAATGCTGTGATTGCGTGGTGCGACAAGAATCCGCCGGCAGGGGATGCCTTGTGGTGTGTGCAGCAGTTGCGCCAATCCCTCGCCGCGCTGGAGGATGAGAAATGAAACGAGCATGGCATTTTGTTGGCGACAAGCTGCGCGGCGGTCGGGACATTCCGCGCAACGGTGCGTGGCTTGAGCATAAGGTACCGGTTCAAATCTGCCAGACCGGATTACACGCCAGTTATGACCCGTTTGACGCGCTTCAGTTCGCGCCCGGATCAACGCTTTGCTTGGTTGATGTTGACGGCATCGTGACCGAGCAATCAGACAAATTGGTCTGCACTCGTCGGCGCATTGTGGCGCGAATGGATGCAACCGAAATGTTGCGTTATTTCGCTCGTATGCAAGCCCTTTCGGTCATCCATTTATACGACGATGCGCCGGATGTTGTGCTGGATTACCTGATGACCGGCGACGAAAAAATTTGGGACGCTGCTAAGGCCGCTTCTAGGGCCGCTGCTAGGGCCGCTGCTTGGGCCGCTGCTATGGACGCTGCTAGGGCCGCTGCTAAGGCCGCTGCTATGGACGCTGCTATGGACGCTGCTAGGGCCGCTGCTTTGCACGCTGCTTGGGGTGCTGCTAGACAAGATTTTAACGAACTTGTCCGCGACTGCTTTTGGCAATTTCTATGACCACCCAATCCGCGAAGGAGCGCGTTTATAAAGCCGCCATGAAATTTGACGAAGCACTGAAAGGATAACGCCGTGACCACCGGTGAAAGATTTATGGATTGGACTTTTGACCACATTATGCCGTGGCTTGTCGGCGGCGCAATTGTGTTTCTCGTTATTTTTATTGCCGCAGCACCGTTCGCGATTTACGCGGACAGTAAAGCAGAAAGGTTTTCACTCAAAAAAGACGAATGGGTATGCAGCGCATCCGTTGAAAGGGCGGAAACCGTTTACGTCAACAGCGGTAAGGTCGGCGTTCCAGTAACCACATATTCAAAACACTGCACACAGTGGAGTGAGAAACCATGACCGCCCTAACCGATGAGCAGATGGCCGTGGTGCGGGAGATTGCGGGCCAAAAGATCGGCTGGCTTGCTGGTTACGCTTGCACAGACGAAATAATTAACGACTGCGCTATCGCCATCCTCGCCGCCCTAGCCGACAAGCGACTGAGCCGGAGAAATGAATGGCTGGAGGATGCGGCGAAGGTGTGCGAAGGAATGAAAATAACGGACGAAGAATTAAACGGTTTGGGCATCCTCTTTATTTCCAACAAATGTGCCGCCGCCATCCGCGCGATGAAGGCTGAGGGGGAATGATGAAGGTTGGATACCAAGAGGGTGCGCAACCGCACATTAACTGGAAACACATTGATGGCCCGTTGCTTTGCTTGCGTTACGGCGGAATTCATTGGCTGACATTGTGGGAACGCATCCAACTAAAACTAGGCTGGACTGATATTTACCAGCTTGAAATTAAACATTGGGCCAAATGATGACCGACCATCAAAAGGTGCTGCGGTTTCCTAATGCTGCTGACTAGCGAAGAACTGAAAGGAATGACATGCCATTTTTAGCGTTTTTAACAGGCGGCATAACCCGCTGGCTCGTCCTCGGCGCCCTCCTGTTCATGGGCTTTCAATATCTCCAAATCGAGCATTGGAAGAACAAGGACACGGAAGATATTGCGGTCTACGCGAAGTTTCTGAGCGATACGAAGATTGCCGGATTGCAGGCCATTGCAGACAACAAACAAAAGGAGTTGGACAATGCGAAAAGAATTGCTGATGCTGACGATGCTCGCGACGCTGCTCTTAGCAAGCTGCGCCAGTCAACCTATTCCGGTCGCCGTGCCAGCACCGAAAATCCCGCCGCCCCCGCCGGAAGTAGTAAAGTCTGTTACGACTCGAAGCAGTTTGACGCAGCGTTTCGACAGTTCGGTGCAGACCTTGACCAGTTCATATCAGACGCTAGGGCAATCGTTGTCGAAGGCGACGCTGCCAATATCGACGCAGAATCGTTGATAGAATCTTGGCCGAAATAGTAAAATGAATTGTCGGCGTGGTGGAAATGGAAGACATCCCCGGAAAGCCCGATTTCATGAACCGGGCGGCGACATGGCGAATGTGCGATAGCCATGCCGTTTGACTGGACGCACAAATTGCAGGTTCGAATCCTGCCGCCGACACCATCTACTCAGCAGGCGGCACAACCGGCGCAACGGTAGGCGCAGGAGTGGCTGCGGGCGGCGGATTGGAAGAAAAATAACTTTTCAGTTCCGCCCATTCTTCGGACAGGTAGGTATGGAACTTGGACGGGAGGGCGGCGATTTCGGATTCAATCTTGCTAACTTCCGCTTTGGCGGCGGCGAGGTCGGCTTGCAATTGCTCAATGACAGTCATGGTGTTCTCCTAAGTATTAAACAGCGTCTGTTCTTCAATCCTGCGCTCAAGCAGTCCTTCGACTACCTTCCCGTTGTCGTGATCCCACTTCGGGAATTCTGCGGATGCCGCTTCGTCGTTCCCGTCGTTCAGAAGCTTCAGGAGGGTTGACCCGCCGAGTGCATGGCATCCAAGGTTAAACACGAAATCAGCCAAAGCATCCCACTGGTTCTGCGTGACCGATACCCGAACACTGTTCGACAGGCATTTATCGACCGCGACCAAATCCTGTTCCAGCATGGATTCGGCTTCGTCACCGTTGATGACCTGGCCGGCGCGAACGCCTAGCGTATGCCCGTAGCCAATCGTCCAGACGCCGCCAATATCCTGATACGCGGTAAGCCTCAATCCTTCGTGCTTGCGGATTATGGCTTTACCGGATTCACTTGTTTGCATTTCCATTCTCCGAACGTGGCGTAATCCCGTACTTCGCCTCAATAATCCGCGTCGCAATGTGCGGCAGTATCAGGAACGTCAGCAGAATCGACAGGGTATCCCAATGGTCGATCAGTTCTTTCGTGTGATACAGCAGCAGGTAGACGCAGCAGCCCTTGCCTACGTTCATCCAGACGAGTCCTTGCGATACTTTCTCCGTGGACGGGTCACGAACTAGGTCGTTCAGGTCACGGATGATTCCGTGCCGTCGCTGTTCTACTTGGTGCAGGTTCTTTCGCGCAGGCATCGGTTAATCTCTGCTATGGCTTCCTTCGTTTCCTTGTGCGCTTCCCGATCCTGCTCAACATAAGCAATAAACTGCGATTTGAAATCGTCAACCTTCTGCTCTAGCATTTTTTCGGCAAAGGCAAATGACAGGGCAGAAGTGATGATTCCCAAGATGATCGACTCGGCCAATCGCGTGAACATAGGCTTCCTTTGCAGTTTCCCGGTGACAAGACAGGCAAAGGGAAGCCAGTCGGGGAGTTGTATTTCGGTGAACATCACAAGGGGCCGTCCTCAAATCCGATCGCCAACCCACCCTGCCGCGTTGCATCGCTTTGCAAACGAAACACGATGACCGGCGCACCATCGACCGGACGCCAGCCAATATGCGTTTGCAGCGTTGACGGGTTTCTGAATTCGTCGCCCCATCTCAATCCTAAGTTGACAAAAAAAGGAAATTTGATGCTGGCGAATACAAGCCCGTTCATATACAGCGACGGCGGTTCGTGAAATAACTGCACGCGCAGATGCAGCGGATTAGGCCAGTAGCGCGTGCCGTAGCCCCACTGGACGCTGATGATCGGCAGAATCCAACTGGTGGGCAGGGTGAGCGCCGATTGAATGGCTGTGAGCCACGCGGGGAAGGTCACGATTTCACCTGTTGATCCGCTCCGATTTGCACGGCGGCGGCACTGATGTTCTCAGGCGTGACGACATTCGCCGCGACCAGGGCAGCGGTCAGGTCTGCGACTTGTTGCGTCAGGATTGAAATCGGGTCAGGAATTGGGATTGGAATGACAGGCGGAGGGGGCGCGGTAAACTGTGCGCCGTCATAAGTCCAGCCTTCGACCACGTTTGTATCGGCACACTCGACCCAAACGATTTCCGGCGCAAACGGCGGAAACTCTCGATCACCGGAATCCAGAACTTCCCTTACGGCGCCCGCATCAATACGAACTTTTCGCATGACGATCCCTTAACTGTATTCGTAAACAACGCAACGACCTGAACCAGCAACACCGCCAGCAGTGTTTCCATTGACAGGCGCACCTGATCCGCCGGAGCCAGAGTTGTTAAGCGCATTGTTGCCAGCAGTTCCTGCTGCGCCGCTCAACGCTTGACCATTGCCGCCGTAACGAGAAATCCCGCCGGCACCCGAAGTCTGGCCTGCAGTAGTTCCTGTTCCAGATGCCGAAGATCCAGCGGCACCGCCGAAATTGAAGTCGCCGCTTGTGCCTGGCGTTCCGGTCGAACCACCGGCAACCGCAGTCGTTCCAGCCGATGCGCCTTGCTTACCACCCGCGCCGCCAGTAGACGAGCAAAACGCGCCAAAGGAGGTAGTACCACCTGTGCCCCCGTCAGTGGGGGCGTTAGTGCCGCCAGTTCCACCCGCGCCGATGGTTATGGTGGTCGTGCTGCTAAGAGAAGCAGCAGCTATTTTCTTTGACGAGAAATTACCCGCAGCGCCGCCGCCGCCGCCGTTTGTTGCGGCAGTCGTGCCACCACCACCACCACCGGCCCCCTGAACCTCAACAATGATGAATGAACTGGACGCATTTTTTACGTAGATGCTGTTTTGCGTGTGAGTGCCCGAACCAGCGCCGGAGGTCGCTACCTTGTTCGTGCCTGCTATGGCATCGGCAAGCGTGTTGCAGACGTTGTAGGTTGAGCCTGACGGGTTTGTGACGTAGTAGGTGGTTGCCAGAGCCAAGCCCGTGGGCAACGTGCCGGAGGTCGTAAACTGAACGGGCGATCCTGTTTCCGGCAAATGCAAGGCGCTTGTATTTGTGAATACCGCTGGCGCCGCGTTGCTGATCGAGGTTAGGGCTTGGGTCTGCGCGGTAAAATTGATGGTATTAAGAAGTCGCCCCGCAGAACCGCCGGCCGCAATCGCCGCCTGCACCATCGCAGTAGTCGCAACTTTCGTCGTATTGTCAGACGACGACGGCGATGTGGTCAGGGAAACCGTGCCCGCCGAACTGATGGTCATCGCCACGTTCGCCGACAGCGTTCCGCCTACGAAAAAATCAACCCGTTTCGCCGATGCCGTTCCGATCGCCAGATTTCCGTTGCTGGCGTACACATAGCCGTCCAGCGCGCCATTTACCGTCCATCCTGCCTGAGAATAACCGGAACAGTTAATCCCGATGTTCACGTAATTGGTCGTGTCAGTGCCTGTGTCCGCCGTCATTACGAAATCGCTGGACGCCAAAATTCCGTTGCTCTGGTTATTGATGTCCATCGACGAGTAATTGTTCGTCGAGTCCGTAACCTGCCACTGCGAGTTCGCCAGCGTGATTGGCGTTCCGGCGTTCGTGCGCTGACCGAGGGCGTACATTTTATCGACCGCATTTAGCCACGCCGCTTTGATGGTCGGCAAGCTATTGTCTATGAATCCTTGCAGTGAAAATGCCATGTCAACCTCAGTCTAAAAGTGGCGCAGTCGAATCATATCCGGGTGCGATGTATCCCGGTTTGACGCATGACGGTATTGCACGACGCGGAATCGCCGTCTGATCGTTCGGCGAGCACACGGCAACGAAACTATCAATCGGACGCTGCACCCACGGCGGCGTTTGAACGTCAGCGATGGCGCGGACGAAATCCTGGTCTTGGCGAGGTTCGTTATGGGATACGCAGCGCCACTGACCCTGCCAGTTCTTGACCAGTTCAGACGCTTTTCTTTTTGCCCCGCACATGGAACATATTGCGTTCCAATTACCGGGATCTTGATAATCTGCCTGCCCCATCAGTATTCCATCCCCATCGCATACCCCATCGCCTGCAATTTCGGCAATTCCTTTTTCAGCCGCTTTCCGATGTCCGTTCTGAATTGCCGATTACACAGCCCGTTGATTTCCCAGATCGTGTCGTAGGCAATGTCTGCAGCCGTCTTGACCGTTCCCGCGCATCCGGTCGTGACCAGCACGTAATCGCCTGCGGTCACAGGCATGGTGACATCTTTGATCGTGCCGCCGATTTCAGCCGGCGCCTTGCCTTCTTTCATCTCGCAGAAATGCAGGTTTTCACGGTTTTCAGTCGTGATCCCGCGCACAGGGTAATCCTCGAAATGCCGCCCCGTTTTGTCACCGTTCGGATAGTCGCCGTGGGTGAGCACTACGCCAACGCAGATATCGTCGGACACTTCAAGCGTGTCGCGCCCCTCGATGCAATCCAGCATCCATTCTGCGGGATCTCCCTGGTGCAGCGAAACTTCCAAATGCGTAGCCGGCCAGCCTAAACGGGTCGTGAACTCAAACGGCCACGGTTTGCCGTCCTTGTCGATCGCCGCGTTCACGTTGATGTTGCCGACGTAATCAATCGAATGGAGGTAGTCTTCCAGTGGAGACAAGAGTTCGTCGAACAGTTTTGATTCCTTGACGTACCGGAGGATCGTACCCTGCTCGCCGGTATTCACGCCCAGCCCTTCGTTCATCAGTTTCTTTTCTTCCCAGTCTTCTTCGATGGCGGACAGGAATCCACTCGGACCGAACCAGCCGGACACGCCCATTTCGATGCCGTCGATTTTTTCCTGTAGCATGAACTGGCCTTTGAGTCCGTCTTTTTTCCACTTTTCAAGCTGGAACACCATGTCTTCCGGCGTTGACGCGACGTACGACAGCGCCTTGTCCGACGCCCCGCCCCACGGTTTGCAGGCATAGGCTTTCTTGGTTTTGATAACGTGCTTGATCGCCTTGTCGTAATCGGTAAACGTCTCAAACGGCAGCGTGTCGATTCCGCAGTCCTCGAACGCCTGCTGACCTTTTTCTCGGTCGAGTTCCAGTTGCGCGCCCTCGTCCGGGGTTCCGAATATCGGATAGCCCTTGTCGAAATACGGTTTCAGTTCGCCGCGGTAAACGCTGTTGTCGGTCAGGACAATCAGATCCGCCCAGTTCATGCTGGGTTTCCACTCAACCGGTTTGTCCACCATGCCGTCGCCAATCGTATGCAGATCACCACCTTTTTTCGGCGGCAACCACAAACGGACATCGTGACCGTCGTCCTTGCAGCGCAGGGCGAAGTCTAGGCCGTAGAGGTTGGAGTCCATCAACAATATCTTCAAGGTTGTTGCGCCTTGATGATTCGTTTAGCAATCCGCGGACCCAGCCGGTTGTACAGGTTCGCGCCGCCATACAGTGCGGCCGCAGCCAACGGATTGACCATCGTTCCGCCGCCAAGCAATCCATAGGTCAGTCCTCGTTCAGCCGTCATCGAGGATTTCGGTTCCGTGATAAACCGTGATCCAGCCGCGGCGATGTCCGCCAGTTGACCGCCGCGCCCCATTGCCACATTGGTTTTCCCTGCGCCAGTAGCGGTAATACGGTTTGCCAGTGCTGCTGGACTCATGTCGCCCGCGCCTTTTGCGGCGGCTTTGGCAATCAGCGGTTCGACCGTTTTACCGTTGGCGTAGTACGCGCGCGCTTGGTCAAATACCGGACGCTCTGCCTCGCCAAGTTTCGACTGAATCGTATCCAGCATCACATCGTCCAGTTTCGACAAAGCGTATTTCAGATCGCCGTTATTCGTTCGGCGCATCTGACCGGTCAATTTGCTGCGAATTTTTCTGAACGCTGCGCCGTCAATCACGCCGTCTTTTGCTGCCGCCTGATTGATATCGAACACGTAGCCTTCAACGATGTTTCTCACATCCGGCGTTTCGCGGCGCATGTCCATCAGGTATTGGTCAAGTCCGCCCTTCAGACCCTGATTGATGTCAATCGGATATTTTTCCGACAAATCGCCAATCGTTTTTCCGTGTTTCGACATGGCAGACGAAAATACCTGCGGCGTAATTTTCGGTTGCGTCACATCACCACCGAATGAATCAATCACAGCGCGATTGAACGCAACGCGGTTTTCATGGGTAACGGCGCCGGACAGCGGAACGTCACGCGATGCTTGACCGATAAGGCGCATGAATTTATTGTCGGTCAGCATGTCAGGCGTGATCTTGATTCCAATGTCGGATGCTTTTTTCGCAACCGCCAACGTCTGCGCGTCCAGTGTCGGCGTCACAGCCTTGCCTGCGCGTTCAGCGACTTTAGCGGCGGATGCTGCCGTGTCTTTAGCGAACTGAGATATCGCAGCCGGATTCTCTGCGGCTTTGGCTCCGAGGAAATTCGGCGCCTGCTTGATCGCTTCTTCAATCGCGTTTCCAGCAGCGCCACGCAACGTATCGCTGCCGGCCGTTCCGCGCACGACATTTCCTACGCCGTGTGCTGCCCAGTCAACCGCCTTCCCCGCCAACGCCAACGGATTGTATTCAGTCAGCGCCTTCCCGATTTCCGTTTTCGGTTCATACGTCATCGCCTCCTGCACGCGCCGTTTAACCGCAGTCGGGTCGATGCGACCACCGGAAAAAGGTGCAGCAGCAAGGGCTGCAAGTCCGGCTACGTCGGAAACCGGTTTCGCGATCATGCCCGTTCCCATTGCCATCAGCGGTTCCGCAATCGGGTTGGCTTGACCGAGGTTCATGCTTGGTTTTTCGGCGGGGGGTTGTTCAGTTGACGCCGGTTTAGCGCCACCGATTTTTTGTTGCAAAATCTGAAAAGCCTGTTCCTTCGTGGAACCTTCAGGCCCAGTAATGTCGTATGACTTACCTTCCGGCGATGTAAAAGTGAACGTCGGCATCAGTGTTCCTTCACTGACCAGCCTTCGGGCAATCCGGTTGCGGGGGTTTCGGAGGGTTTAGATTTCACAACGTCTTTCAGCGTGGCTTTCGGGTTTGTTTCTTGACGCTTTTGCAATTCCATCAAATCCTGCTGCGTAAACGGCACGGCGGATTTTGCCTTGTCAATAATCTCGTTGATGTGCTTTTTCGTTTCTTCAGGAACACGCGGATTTGTGGCAATCGTTTCCAAACCTTTTTCGACAATCTGCCGCGTCTGCGCCATGCGCTGCATCTTCGTCAGGTTCGTGTCGCCTTCCTTGAACACGATAGCGTCCATCTGGTGCGTCAACTGACCACTCGGAACCAGTCCGGCGGCTTCAATCGCAGCTAGTGAACGCGTGAAACCAGCGGACATGACGTTATACGACTGAACTTCTTGCGAAGTCAGTTTGTTCGCCAACACTTCCTTGGCCGCATTCATAATTCCGGGCGCCTGACCACGACCGCCGAATACACCAGTGCTCGCAGTCAACGGCAGTTTTGAAATGTTCTCCAGATCCGCCACGGCTTCATTGCCGGACAGAACGACACGGTTAATCATCTGCGATTCGCGCCCCGTCATCTGACCGGTCGCTTTCGGGTCTTTCCGATAATCCTTGAAATTCCCCGCCGCGTTCAGTTCTTCAAACGCCTTGTTCATCGCGATCGACGCACCGTTCGGCGTTTCCGTACCGTTCGCCTTGTTCGCCGCAATGATGGCGTTCGCGCGTTCGGCGATTTCGTTGGCGTGTATATACCGCGTTTCTTTCGCCATGTCGGGGAACTTGTCAGCGACCAGCGCATCAGCCATTTTGATGTCGCCTTTGTTTGGTTTGCCGGATGCTTTTTCGATTGCTTGGCGACGGACTTTTTCGGTAAGAATCTGCTCGTCTTCTTTTCGTGCCGTCGCGTAATCTCTGGTTTCCTGCGCCGTGTGTGCTGCATCAAGGCTCTTTTCGGCAAAATCTTTCCGAATCCGGTCGGCCCGATCTTTCATGGATTCAGCGCGGTCCTTTATTTTCTGCAAAACCTCCGCAGACGCGCCCACTTCCGGCGTCCATCCGGTCGGACCATACATTTTCTCGAAAATATCGTTCGCCGCTTTCAATCCAGCAACGTCGCCTGGTTTAATGTCGCGAGTCAGACGCTCCATGATGTCGGCTTTTTTATTGATGTTGTCCGCTTCGTGTCCGGCAGCTTCAGCGGCGTTTTTCCCCACCACCGACGCCTTCTCCGCCGCTTCATTCCCCGCCTTGTATTCCGCGTCCGCCTGCGTGGTCAGCCCCTCGGCGCGATACCGCTGCCCCAAATCCCAGTGCTGCTGCGCGATATTCATCATCGGCGCTGTCGGATCCGCCGCCATCGCGCCCGCCGCCGGTATCATGCCGCCGCCAGTGGGTGCCGCGCCGCCCGCAGCCAATGCGCCGGCCGTCTGCGGTTGCTGTGCCGCCTGCCGTGCGATTTCTCGCGCCCGCATGGACTGGTCGAGGGTCAGTTTCGCCGCCGCCGCCTGCGCCTCCGTAAGCCCCGCCTGCGCGTTCGCCGTCCGCAGTTGAGCCGGTTGCATGGCAATCTTGCCAGCCGCTTCCTGCGACGCCAGAGCAGCCAGCAATGCCTGCTGATTGTCAGAATCAGCGAGCCGCTGCCCGCCGCCCCAGCCGAAGATTTCGCCGGCCATTTACGCGGGCACCAGTTGATAGCCCTGCGGAACTTGATATTGTCGGTTAGCGGCATACCCGAGCGAG